ACATCAAATTATTTAAACGTAGGATATTTTACAACATCATCTTTTTATAGTGTAAGAGATGCTTACACTGAAGAAGAAGTTATCCCTTTTGATGATAATTTTACAAAAATGAGTGCTGATTCAGAAGGAATGTATTTTAAACTATATATGAAAGGTTTACAACCAGAAAGATATTATCGTATTTTATTTAAAAATAAAAACAATGATGGTACTACTATATATGATGATGATTATCACTTTAAAGTAGTTAGATAATGGCTACTAAATCTAAAAATATAAGTCTTAAATCCAAATTTCAAGATAATACATCTAATTTATATACTAAGCAAGATTTAAAAAATGATAAGTTATCTAAGATAAAAGTATCTCTTCAAAAATCTAAAATAAAAAATAAAAAAGCAATAATTAGTTTAAATAAAAGAGTTTATAAAAACAAACAAACAACTGACTTTATAAATACCTCTTTTTCTGAACTTATAAAATCTAACCCTAATTATACTGTACCTAAATTTTTTGAAGTTTATGAAAATTTATTTTATAATATTCCTAAAAAAGGAGAAAAATCTCATAATTCTTTAATTGTACAAAGTCAAGAATATATAAATGATTATAATGATCCTAAAGAATCTATAATAGAAAAATTATTAGAAGATTTAGAAAAAAAAGATGAAGAATTAAATTTAAAACAAAACCCAGAACCTAAAGAAAATGTATTTTATCCTAATGGTACTTTTTTACGTACACATGGATGGAATGCTGAAGTGGTAGAAGGAGTTCCTCAAGGTCTTCCTATTTGGGTTATGCAAGAAGGATTAAAAAGAGAATTTAAAAGTTATGATGTATATAAAATAGTTAAAAGAGCTCTTGGTTTTACTAATATGACTTATGATACAGACAAACAAGAACTTTTAGGAGATAAAGACACTGATATAGTAGAGAAGGTGCACGTAAGTGATTTAAATGCAATACCTACAGGAAAAGACATAACTTCAGATGTTGATCTTAATGTACCACCAGGTCCAGATAGAGAAATAGATACATCATTAGCTAATATATTAGATTATTTTGCTGTAGATGTAACCTGTTTATCATCAAATAATTCATGTTTATTAAGATATTGGACGCTAGATGGTACTAGAACTACTTCTCGAAGAATAGAATCAGGAGACACACAAAGAATATATTGGAGAAAAGACAATCCATCTTTTGATATAACTGATAGAACATTAGGTCTTAATTCTGTAATTTTACAACAACAAATATCAGGAGAAAATGATGGTTTATTTGAAAAAGTAGGATATATGAGATTTGAATATATCCACCCTGTAGGAAAACCAACAGAAGAATGGAATAATGAAACTCCTATTGGTGTAGATTATGGATGTACTGATCCTGATGCATTTAATTATAACCCAAGTGCACTTTATAATGATGGAGGATGTATAGAAAAATATTATGGATGTACTGATCCAGGAGCAGAAAATTTTAATTATAATGCAAACACAGACGATGGTTCATGTTATGGAATCGGTTAAATAAATAATTACTATGGAAACATTAAATTTAACTAAAACTATTTATGGAGCTACAAAAGTTCAAGATTCTTTAGACAAAGAATTTGTAGAATTTGTACCTAAACCCCACACAATAGATGATTTATTTAATATGTATGATTTGTTGTTTTATGATATAATAAAAGAAGGTAAAAGTAATACCCATTTTAATATAGTACAAGAAAGTATAAGATATGCTGGTTATCCTATAGATCCAAAAGATTCAGATATTCAAGAATTGCGATCACAAATACAACAAATAAATGAGGATATATGGTCTATAGAAAATGAACATCCTTTTTTTAAAAATGGATCAGTTTTAGAAAATAATGGAAATCAGTATTATATGCATTCGGGAAGAAGAAGACAAATAAATAATAGAGAAGCTTTACAACTTATTAAAAGAAGATCAGGTAAAAAAGGAATACCTGATAGTGATTTTGTAATCTTAGTAAGTCAATCTTGTATAGGAGGTATATTGGCAGGTCCTCCTATTGATGATATAAAAGATTTAAATGTAGATTTAATGAATATAAATAGATTTGATGAAAGACAATTTGATGAATAGAAAATAACCCTTATGGCCCAAATATTAGACATATCCTCTGAACAATTATTAGAACTTGACTCTATTAATTCAAAAGTAATTGTAAAAACTTTTGGAAGAAAAGAAGACGTAGTAGAATTACATATCTATGATATTAATGATAATCTTTTATATTCAGAAGAAAATTTTCAAGATTATAGTTTAAATAAAAATGATGAAGTTCCTGAATCAACATCTCAAATAATATCAAATAAAGAACCAAGAATAATAAATCCTAATGTAAAAGGAGCAGGAGATAGAGAATATATCCCGGGACCTAATGGATCAACAGATGGATATTATTTTAATAATGGAGAAACCATGATATGGGTATCTACATTAGATCAATCTCCTATTATGGGAGAAACTACTAATGAATCTTCTAATTTTCAAATAGATCCTGTAAAAATACTAAATGAAAGAGCATTAATAGCAGGTAAATATAAAATTAAATTAAATATTCAAAGAAATAAAATATTTAATGAAGAAGATAATTTATTTAATGTTAAAGAAATCTCACCTTCTCGTAGAGAAATCAGATCTATTACTCCTAATATTGAAAATAATTCATTTGATAGAGCAATTAGTCTTTTTATATCAGAAATTGAAACGTCTTCTTATTTTAAAGATATTATTTTAAATTTTGGAGATGATTCAAATGTAGTTGGAATAAATGTTTTACTAAATAAAAATCCTAATAAACATGAATTATTAGTAAAACTATCAGAACCACTACCATCTTTTATAACAACAAAATCAACATTTAAAGTAACAGAATTAATTATAGATCCTATAACTGTAACTGTTGATTTAGGAGAACCTGAATTTACAACAGAAAATGATGAAATTATTCCTTTACAAGGACCTAATTTTAAAATAGATGTTAGGATAAATAATTCAATGCCTTCTAGTTATAAAAATTATAATGAATTATTAACTTATGATGTAACTTCATCATATCAACATCTTTTAAATCAATTAGAAAATAAGGAAATACCAGAAATAAGTTATGATTATATAAGACCAATATCATCTAGCACAGAAGGAATTGATGTTCCTTATCATTTTGAAAATTTCATACATTTTGGTAGTGCTACTGAACGCTTAAAAAACTTTAAATACAAAGTAAGCTTAATAGAATTATATAATAGTCAAATAGGAGATATAGAAAACATATCAGGTACTATTCCTAATGTAGCTTTAAATAATAAAGAAGCAATTAATGATAAAAAAGAAAAATTAATAAAAGGACTAGATGGATATGAACAATTTTTATATTTCGAAACAGGATCTAATATTTTTACTTGGCCAAAACACACTAGTGCAAGTAAACCTCTTCTTCATTCTGTAACATCTTCTAATGCTTTAACTTGGTTAGGAAGTGAAAATTCAAATAATTCATATTATGGAGGACAATTACTATCAGCTTCTTTATTTGATAGTAAAAATGAATATGGATTAATAAACTTAGTACCTAAACATATTGTAGATAATAATGATAATGACTTTTATAAGACGTTTACTCATATGATAGGACATCATTTTGATCATATATGGACCCATATAAAACACACAACAGAAATAAATAATACTCATCATAAAAGAGGTATTTCAAAAGATTTAGTTTATTTCACATTAAAAAGTTTAGGTCTAGAAACATTTGATCAATTTGAAAATAATAATTTAATAGAATATATATTAGGAGAAGGAAGCACAGGAAGTCTATTTTATGATACACCTACTAATCAAACATTAATAACAGCTTCAAATGCAGGGTCTATTCCTAAGGGAGATATTTCAAAAGAAATTTGGAAACGTTTATACCATAATGCACCTTATCTTTTAAAAACTAAAGGGACAGAAAGAGGATTAAGAGCATTAATGAGTTGTTATGGAGTACCTTCAACTGTTTTAAATGTTAAAGAATATGGAGGACCTTTAAAAGACAAAACAAATTATAAAACTTTTAGTTATGATAAATCTTCTTTAGCATTATTTGGAAGTTCAAGTAATAATGGTTATTTTTTAAAAACAGCATGGTCATCTTCTTTAACACAAAATTTAAATTCAGATGTAAAAACAGTAGCTTTTAGAATTAAACCTGAAAGATCAACACAACAATATCATTTATTTTCTATATCAGGATCAAGTACTTTTGAAGCAAGTGATACACATTTAGTTTTAACCCCTTATGTAGGAAGTGATATATCCTCATCTAATGATTCTATTGAATATGGTAAATTAGATGTGTATACAGGTAGTGCTATAATAGCTTCAACCACTAATTTTCCTATATATAATGGAGATTTTTGGAATATCTTTATGGGAAGAGAAACAAATAATGACACAGATTATGGTACAATTAAATTTGGTGCTTACCAATCTAATCATTTAAAAAATATTTCATATCATACCTCTAGTTTTGATATATCACAAACAACATATGAAAAGGTTTGGAAAGATGGAACATCAGCATATTTTGGGGGTATCGAAATAAACAGTACACCAGTTTATGATGTTGTATCTAATTTATTATACACAGGATCTTTTCAAGAAGTAAGATACTATTTCCATTCATCTAGTACGACAGACATTTTAAACCCAAAAGCATTAGAAATACAAGCATTAGATCCATTTATATATGCGGGTAATACTACATCATCAGCATTTGATGAATTAATTTTTAGAGCTCCTTTAGGTAGTAATTTAGTTTCTGAAACAGAACAAACAATAGATAGTTCAAGTTCTCATCCTAATTTAGACATACATTATATCCCTACAGCTAGTATTTCAAGTAGTATATCAGGTATGAAATATGTAGAAGTATTAGAAGTTCATCATTTACCTACTCCAGACACAGTTGGTATTTCAATGACAAGTGAAAAAATTAGAATAGATGAAGGCACTATAGATGATGATATTTTATCATTTACAAGAAGATCAGAAATTTCTGTATTAGACAGACAACCACAAGATTTTGAAGATTTAGGAGTATTTTTCTCCCCACAAACAGAAATAAATGAACAAATAATTTATAATATGGGGGCATTTAGATTAGATGATTATATAGGTTCACCTTTACCTTCAGCCCAAACATCTTCTTTTTATTCAGATTTAAAACATTTAAGAAATGATTATTTTAAAAGAGTACCTAGAAGATTTAATTATTGGGATTATATTAAAACTATTCAATATATA